GCTGGCTTATGGTTGTAAACCTTGGCTAATAGCCACTGGCCAGCAATGTAAGCCTCTTTTTCGCCATCGGCGTCATTAGAGAATGCTTTCAATCCCATATGCCGTTTAGCAGCTGCTGGAACAATAATCTTTCCCTGAGCTACTTCGTGATTTCTCTGTACTGAGCTACCAAGCTTAGCCGAGGCGATCTCACGCTGCTTGTTCTCAATGGCCACGCGATTCTTTAGAGTAGCTTGGAGCAGCTCAATCTCACCGGGCATGCCATCAGTGCCGAAGCCAGCGTCAATGCTAATCTGTTCTTCGGAATTAGGTTCGCGGCCTTCTTCCTTGCAACAACTGAGGATTGCTTCAATCCCTGCGGATTTTTCATCAATCTGCTTCTGAATCTCAAACGAACTTTTCATCTTATCTGCCTATCAATATGGGGTTATTGAGTAGGCACAAAAAAAACCGACGCCTACCCGTGAATTGGGTCAAGCATCGGCTGGACGGTTCGAATTGTAACGACTTGGATTAGTCTGTCAAATACATTAAGGAAATGTTTAGTACAAACGCAATCAGGATTAGGGCGGTAAACACGTCAGCCATTAGCAAGCCTCCGTCTGGTGTTAAAGTTAGTAGTTGTATCGAGTCAATATCTCAGAGGCTTAATCTGTTGATAATTGGATCAAATCGAAATTACTACCGCCCTTGTGGCGCATCTTGACCCAACATTGTGTCCTCACAGTCGCTCCAAAAGAATTTTGGGAATCAACCCACATCCTCGCTGTGTAAACGCCCCCACCGTGATCTAACCCTGTGCCATTGCCAAACCAACCGCCAAAATCAGCTGTTGATGGCGACTTAAGGCTGGCCTTGACGAACTTGCGTCCGGCATAAAGCACTTCATCTGTGCTTGGCTTGGCCGCGACGCGTTTCCTCTTGGTGGCAATCTCCTTTTTGTAGTTTTCAAGCCTAGTCTTACGTTCCAACTCCGCAACTTGCTTTGCTCTTTCCGCTGAAGCTTGTCTTTGGATTTCAGCTGCTTTTCGGGCAGCCTCTCGTTTTGGCTGGGCTTTTAATTCCCGTCTTTGCCGATCTCTCTCTAGGTCAGCTTGGGCGGCCATCATTGCCACTGAGACCACGGGTTCTGGTTCTGGCTTATCAGAAGCACAACCAGTAAGGAGAGACGTTAGGACGCAAAGGTAAATAAGAGATTTCATGTTAGTTTCCCTCCTGTTGTTTGTTAATTTCTCTAATCAAAGATACTCGAAGATGCTTTTCTATTCGGATTAATGCGATTACTGGAGCAGCAATCAAAGCGTAGACAATGGTAAAACCAATCCAGCCCAATAAGCTGTAAAATGGCACTTCTCCGGAGCCACTAAAGAGAACGGCTGTTCCTGAAAATATCCAGAAAGCACTTCCAAGGACATAAACTAGCACTACAAATTGCCGAGCTGTACTCAATAGCCAGTTCTCAAGTCCACCCTCTCTAAGGTCGTTGTTGTAAACCGGTGTCTTCTTCTTGAACTCACGTTTTGGCAACGCTGGCACTGGTTCCGGTAATTGTGCCTTAATAGATGCTTTCCAGTTATCGGCCACCCCCTTAGCCTTGGCCAATCGGCCGGCTTTCTTAGCGTCGGCAACTTGCTTCGGATCTACAATCACAAAAGCCCTTTTGCAGTTTCCGCACCTGGTTTTCTTGCCGTGGTTCTTACTGTCAACCTGTAGAACGGACTGACAATGCTTGCATATAACTTGCATATTAGTTCCCCCCCTTAATAGCTACAAACAGGATGATCATCATCAAGAAAGCCAAGCCGACAATGCCGGTCAAGCTATATACGATTGAAGCAAAGATAAGGCCAAACGGAACCAAAACAACGCCGGCCAAAACTCGAAAGATATTAACGCTCATGAAGATACTCCCTAAAGTAACCCTAGTATTGAAAAGTGCCGGATGGCAGGCCTAGGGAACCTGCCCGCCCGCTAAGGCGTCCGGCTCATGCATATTATACGCGACACCCGTTATAAGTGTTCGCTATAATTATCGGTTTTTCGATTTAAATAACTTTAGCCGGTTTTGCAATTCTGCCAGCTTTAGCAAATGCGGTGTTCTACTGCCTGCCGCTAGATCCTTAACCAGGTTCGAGGGAGTATTCTTGAATCGTGTTTTCGCTACTGGAGCAGCTTCTATGCTCACGTTCCGGGTCGTTCCCGAGGCAATTCCCGACTCAATCTGTTCATCTGCCGTGAACCACGTCTCAGAGCTCATCATTTTCTTAACGGATTCCACATTATAGTTTGTTCGTTCAACATAGATATTTGTCAGCGTATCCCCTGCCGTGTCTAACAGGTCGGCTTGAGAACGTAACTCAGCCGCGGTGCCAAGTGCTGGGCTATACGGTTCGTGCATCATGTAGAAACTATTAGGTGCCGATACTCTTTCTTCCCCTGCCAAGAAAATGATTGACGCGATACTTGCGGCCAGTGCATCGTTGGACGTGGTAACCGGTGCCGAGTGATCCCGCAATGCGTTATAGATGGCAATCCCTTCGAAGACGTTTCCTCCAGGGGAGTTGATCTTTACGTTTACCGGATTGTCGCCGATCTTGCGGAGGGCGTTAACAATATCGCCCGATGCGACCCCACCATAGCCGTCGGCTGTGATTTCGTCATAGATCCAGATGGTTCCCCCGCCGATGTCGTAATCAAACACTTAAGATCTCCTTGGTTAATAGTTTAGCTTCGCCATCTAGTGAGAAGTGCTTAGGCTTACGTGCAATACATCGCAACGATTCAACGCAATGATTCTGAGCTAAGATTCTATCTCCGCCGAGTGATTCAACAACATCCCCTAAATTGGCTGAGTATTTGTTATACCAATTCTCGATTGATTCCAAGGTATCACCTCGCTGCAAACGCTTGGTGACTTGCTTTTCTTCTTGGTTAATCAGCACCTGCAAGCGATTCTCAACTGCTGAGGCTTCCCTATCGTCTTTGGGTTCGTCTGGGTCTTGCTCTACCGTCTGACCCTCGAGCTGTGCCTCGCTGCTAGTCGTGTTCGGGTTCAGGAATTCATCGCCACCCTCATAAGGGTTCATGTCCATCTTAGCCCGTGCTTCGTTCGGATTGAGTACCCGACTGGTGATCAAGGTGCTATAGACGCTGGCAGTAGTGTTCATATCGGTTCGTAATAGCGAATTGGTGTTAAATTTGTGAAACCATTCACCGGAGTTGAACTGAGTTGCCGATAATAGCTTATAGTCGGCCTCTTGCTCGAATCGAACCAACCATGGTTCCAAGCAATTGAGGAGGTAGGCCAATTGCTTCTGCTCCAAGCTATTGTAGCTGGCATTATTCTCTGTTCCAAGCATTGATTCCAGTAGAAGATACAACGCCGAGTTCTGGTTTAACATCTTCCTGGTTTGGGCGAATTCTGCCGAGCTATTATCTTGGGTGCTAATAGTCGTGGCCGTGATTCCACCCCGAAGCAATCCCACTTGCATCTTCTCACCGTCTTGTCCGTGCTTCTTAGTGAAGTCGTTAAGGAATTCGGTGGCTTGCTCCGCTGTTCTGAATTGGGGAGACTCGGCAGGGGCATTAAGTAATATCTTGCCGACGAAGCCTTTAACGATCTGATCTTTAACCCGTTCATCGGCTCCAAGGCTGGCCTCGAGCGTTAACCGTGCAGCATCGTATAGCGGGATTCCATTAATCGCATCACCGAAACCGGTAATCCTAAAACAATCACGATCAGGAATTAACATAACGTTCCCTGGGTCGGCTTCCATTCTTTCGAATAGACTTAACCGAGCGTCCGGCTTGTTCCCATCCTTGTTGACATACGTGGCGTTCCAGACTTCGCCATCTACAATACCCGTGGTCGTATTCTCTGGCGTTAGAATCAAGAGCTCTGATTGCCGACCATCGCGGTGAATGTAAGCACGACCGGCACCATACCAGAGGGCATGCCAGATCATCGTTTGCTTGAAGGTAAACGCTGAGTAAAGAGTCGAACTCCGCCGGTTGAGAACGAAGTTACTCATACCCGTCTTAATCTTTTCCCGATTATCACCTTGCTGGCGGATCAGGTCACAATTGAGAGTGCCGACGTTTCCACTGATACGATTCAAACCGTACCAGATAGCGGGCGTTTTCCACCCTTGCTTTGCGTCATTGCTTCGGCCTTCAAACAGACTCCACCAGGTTGACGGGTTTAATAGGCTCATAGAATCAAAGTTCCGGTTTGTTTTGGTAGTGAAATTTTGCAAGCTTTGATAGCCATCAATGCCGCTACAGCAGGGTCAATCTTCTGGTCTTCTGAGTTCTTACCCTTGGTCGGCATTTTCTGCCCCTTTGCGTTTTCGTCCGTTCCCATATTAAGGAATGCCCAACGCAATATTCTATCATAAATGTCCGGTTTAAACCGCCCATCTGTTATCTGACAGAAGAATTCCTCTAGCACTTCGTTATAGTGCAAATGTGATTGCGGCATCTTTACCGGTCTGAGTCCCTCACCCGTCAAGCACTCCGCTAAGTGAGACGCCGAGAACGGATCAAAAGCCACATATTCAACGCCTAAATCAAGACAATCCTCAATTAAACGCTCTTGCAATACGCTTACCGGATAGGCTGTCTTGGTCAATAAGCCATCGCGGATGAAACTGGCGAACGGCTCGAGATTCAGATCCCGGCGGACGTCATCACCAATGAATGATCTCGAGCGTACTTCGTACCGATAGACTGGTCGGCCATCCTTATCCTCTGAGTGCTTGAACCGTGCCGCTAAAGCGTAGCTGCAAAGATCATCGCGTCCTCCCAAGTCGATACCAGCTCCGATGGCCTCAGCCTCACTCCAATCGGATAGTTCACCAGATGCTTGGTCATATTCCTCTGAGCCAATCAATGAACCTTGAGACATTACGCAAATGTTACCGTGATAGCGGAGAAACCTCGATTTCGCGGCAGGCTTGTTAATAGCTTCGTGAAGTTGTGAACGAAGATATTCCGGCTTGACCGATAGGTTCAATCCTGGGTTCGACTTCTTTAAAGTCTGCAAATCAAACTCAGGGTCAAACGGATCGTCGGATTCGTCTAACTCGAAGATTAAGCCGAACAGAGAATTATCAGTAAAATCACCAGCAACGACACCACGGCAATAGTCAGCTTCCTCATGATACAGAAATCCTCGCTCATCGCTCGCGGTCGTAATGGCAACTTGTAACGGTTGCCGGCGTGAACCTGAACCCGTGGTTAATGTGTCAAAGAATGGCCGATTGAAGGGCTTAAATGCATGCAACTCGTCGAAGATCACGCCAGATGGATTGAGTCCATCGAAGGGCTTATCTGAGCCAAGTGGCCTAATAAACGAATTGCTAACCTCAAAGCTAATATTATCCTTGAGAATCGTGGCGTGCTTTCCGATAGCGGATGATTGCCTTAACATCCGACCGGATTCCTGAAAGATGATCTTAGCTTGGTCAATCTTCGTCGCACCAATGAATACCTGGGCACCTGCCTCACCGTCAGCAGCAGCAAGCATAATCGCCAAGCCAGCACAAAAGGTCGACTTGCCGTTCTTACGGGCTACGCTAAGGAACATCTTCCTGAATCGCCTCGAGCCATCATCTCGGAGGAAGCCAAATAGGTTCCAAACTATAAACTTCTGGAAATCTGCTAAGTGGAAGCTTGCACCGGCAAACTCACCGATTGAGTGCTTGAGAAGGGCAGGGAAGAATTCAACCGCCAGGGACGCTCGATTCTCTGAGAACGTGAACGGGAACTCAGGATTGCCGATTGAAGCCATATCTTTACGATATCGAGCCACTGCTTGCTTCAGATTCTTACAGGCGACAATATCACCTGATTCTACGGCTTTTACGTAGTTTTCAACCTGTTCGGCAGTGGTTTCAGCTCGAATCATCTCAATTCACCATTGTTTTCTGACGTTCCATAAACTCAATAAACGGGTCTTTTTCTTCTTCCTTTGGGTTAGCCTTTAGACTTGCACGATTGCTTGCACCGATCCCGAGCTGTGCCGATAGCTTATCTAACGTGGTTTGCGTCTGAAAGTACGAAGCAACCGCCGGATTGGTTTTGAATGCTCCGGAGTCCATATCTATCCGAGATCCGTGCTTGTCAATTTCATCCAGGAACTCCATTTGCATTTGCCAGGTCAAAGCGTATCTAACCAGAATGTCGGAGTCGACTTCGGAATTTAACCGCATGTCATTCTCCCACTTGACCAATTGCTTCCACTTGGCGGTAGCAATCTTTTTGCCGATCAGACGTTTGTCTTTTATCGGCTGGCCTTCAGACGGTTTCGGTTCCCGCTTGTTTTCCCGTTGCGGGTCTTTTATATAAGCACCCTTGGTCTTCTGAATCTTTGAGGGAATTGGTTTTCGTCCCATTACGGCCATGACTGCTCACTATGTGGAAAAATGTATCAAAAGTTGGGCAAAACTTTGGCGGAGGCCAACAGAAGGG